CTTTAGAACAAAAGCCCGTATAGTTTTTATATTTTACATAATACCAATCATTAGTATAATAACCATAACATGTTACTTCTGCTCCTTTTGGAATTACAGTGATGATTGTTTTAAGAGTACTTGCGCCTGCGCGTAATCTTAAATTTGCAGTTGTTTTATATGTTTTTGCAATTTTTTTATTAAAGGAACTAGCTGAATCAATTTTAAAAGTTTTTCCGTTTGTAGTAGTGGTTTGTTTTTTACCACCAACTAATTCATTTACTTTTTCTTGAACTGTATTATAATTATAACCAGCTGCTTCAAGACGTTTTTTGCGGTCTGAGCTATTGCCCCATTGACCGTTAATTACTTCTTTCGCAATTTCTTCGATTGATTTTTGCGGGGACGCAGGTGTATGACTTTCCTTAGCTGCGGTTGCCGCTTCATAAAGTTTAGTTAACTTTGCTTTTGATTTTGGACCATATAAACCATCAACAGTTAAATTATTATCCTTTTGGAATTTCTTTAAAGCATCTAAGGTATCATTGCCAAAGCTACCATCAATACCAGCTTCACCGCATGAATAACCAAGTTTAATTAACATAGTTTGCATTTTAGCAACCTATGAACCTGTTGATCCAATAGATAAATCAGATGTAGTAGCTTGTTCAGCAATATTTAAATTGCTATCTCTATCATAATTAGGATAGCCATACCACAATTTAGTTGTTGCTCTATTGTATTTACGATAAGCAACCTGTGCAGATGTATTTCCTTCTATTGTATACACGTAAGAATTATCTACTTTATACACTAAACCAGTATGTCTTAAATCTGATTCTGAATTACCAAAAAAAATTTGCGCCCCTACTCTTGGTGTTCTGCCGTTTTGGTCTTTATTTTTATAATAGCGATAAGAGCATGTACAACCAGCTCCTGCGGATTTCTATGGTTGACAAAGTAATTCTAATGCTTTATTGTAACCAAAAGCAGTTAAGAAGCACCAGTCAACAAACATGTCGCACCAATCAAAACCATTCTTTTTACCATTATACCAATTTGGATATTTCTGGTCAAAATCGCGGGCATATTTAGTATAGTTGCCAGTTCCCGCATTTGCAGTTTTATCATCTAAAGAAGCGTTGGTACGTTTTTCTTTATAGCCTACCTCGCCCATTGCTACAGCAATAACTTTAGCAGGAGTAATTAATGAATCTTCTTTTTTAATTGCGGTTGCCGCCTTTTTAGATAACATGGACTAGTCAAAAAGATAATCCATATCTACATTACCAGAAATACCAGATACGCTTCCTTTTGAAGTATATTGTTGAATTACGCATTTTTGATCTGGATCACCAGTATAATCAGCTAACCAAAGTGGATAATCTGGTAATTGATTCCAATCATAATAATTTTTGTAATAATCATTATTTGCATAAATGAATAATTTTTTACATCCTAATTGTTTTAATTCATCTAAATATTGTTTGGTATATCTCGTACATTTTTCTCTTGTACATTTTTCCTTGTTTTTCTTCCAAGTGTCATACTACAAGTCTGCGGCAATCCATGTATTAGTCGGATCTAGTCCAGCCTTTTTCAAATTGTTATAACTAGATTGAGCATTCTACTATGGTGTTGCCCCATCTGTATAGATGAAATGATATACCATAATATCTATATTATTCTATTGACAACCTTTCACATTATTAAGAAAATAGTCATCAATAGTTTTTCTATATCCATCTCGAAGAATTGCAAATTTAATTCCGTCCAAAGCTACTTTTTTAAAATTTACATTTCCTTGATGAGATGAAATATCTATTCCTTTTATTTTGGTCATTTATTCACCTTCTTTTTATTTGGTCTGTATTATTTACTGTTGCGTATGTTATATATTTTAGTTTTCACTGAGAATTGGATAGCCATCTGCGGATGTTGTTTTGGCGGAAGTGTCATTAAAGAAAATGCGGTATACTTCATTAATAAATACGGTTGAATTTACGGGTAGTTGAATATGTCCGCCCATGTTAACAGCAATAATAATGCATCTCACGCCTGCCGCAAGAGCATAATCAATCTCCTGCCATGTCTTATCGCTTGTGCCTACAAGATCACCGTCTTCAGTGTAGCTAAACCCACCGATCACCAGTGTTCCACCAGCAATCCCATCTTCCATATGATTTAACTTAGCACTGGTAACCACATCACCTGACTGCCAATTATTCTTTTCATAAGCCATAAATATCACTCCTTTTGTAAGTTAGCTCATGTTATTATTAATTATATTCGTGATATAGTTTCTATGTGTTCCATCATTTACGGGAACATCAGTATCAACTTACTTAACTATAATCATCATCAGAAGGGATGGTTGGATACCCATCTGATGAGTAGCACACCGCATCAACACCATAGACGGAAATATAATATATACCTGCGGAACTCCATGTTCGATCAATCGGCGCATGACTCACCATATCACCATCATGCAAGATAGCAAAACATTCTTTGCCCGCGACAAGCGCGTCATGAATCTCCTGCCATGTCTTATCCGCTTCGCCAATATATGGATTTCCGTCGGCATTGCCGATAAACCCACCGATCACCAGTGTTTTACCTGTGTTTGCGATGCCATCTTCTATGTGATTAAGTTTTTCAGCAGTAATTACATCGCCTGACTGCCAATTATTCTTTTCGTATGCCATTAGCCTTTTACCTCCTTCTTCTTAGGTGAATCATACATCATAGCTTGTTCGCTATCTGTGATACCTGAAGTCGTTGGATCATTAAGTGCATTCCAAACAGAAATTACAATTAATCCAAGTACATATGGATTACGAATTGCATCAAACAAAATATTGCCAAGAGCTTGCCATGTTGTTAAATCTTGAACTGTAAGACCAGCATATGCAAGAATTGGTGTTAAAATTGCTAAAATAAGTTGAGCAATAAATACTGGGTTTTTAAATCTAACTTTTAAATTCATATATATTTCCCTCCATTTATTTATTGTAAAAAAATAAGGAACCAACACAGGTGTCGGCTCCTCGGAAAAACTTATGTTTTTTGATCCATATATATTATTAAAATTATATATTAAAAATTATTTATTTTTGTCCAAATGCTTTTTAAAATCATCAATTATTTCATCAATAGAAACAGGAAAGCAATTATGTGCATCAACTGCCACATTATAAGAACCACATGGTTCAAATTTTTCTTTAGAATGAGTATGTCCAGCAAGACAAAGTATGCGTTGCTTTAGCGGTTTTTGATAATCATCAAAATTAGTTGTATAAGTAGGGTAATGACTAAGATAAAAATGATATTTATTATATTTTAAAATAGTTGCGTAACCAATTACTTCTACTACATTATAGCATTTTGACATAGCTTCTTTGCGGGCGTCGGTGCAATGATTCCCCCAGACTAGATGAATTTTTCCTGGAAGCTGGTTAAAAAGATTGATTCCCGCATTTAAATCTCCAAGAAAAGTGTCACCAAGAAGGTATAAATCATCATTTGGTTTAATAATTTTATTAAAATTTTTGAGAATTGTAAAATTCATTTCATAAACATTTTTAAAACCTCTAGGTTCATAAATAAAAGATTTGTTATGGTTAAGATGCAAATCTGATGAGAGATATATCATTAAGCAACACCGCCTTTACAAGTCATTTTATTTTCTTTGCTATTATAACGAAAAATATAGTCAAATCCTTCATTAAGAGAAGGTTCAACAAACTGTTCGTGCATGCGGCGGATGACGCCTCTAGGCACGTAGGAACGGGTCCCTTCCCGCATCTCATTTCTTTCTAAACAAGTTTTTAAATCTGTATCAATCCACACACAATTAACATAATCATATCCAGTTACATGCCTTAACAACATTTTTCTAGCTTTTGGAGTAAGAGAGGTCTGGTCAACAAAAACATCCTTTCCCGCAGCAAGATTTTCATTAATTCTATTCCAAAAAATATCTAATACTTCATCTTCGTGAGAAAAGTAATCTTCTTCTGGTTTTACTATTGAAAATCTAATCTCATCTCTTGAAACAATAACTGCATTTAATTCTGTATAAATTTTATTTTTAAGAAAAGTGCTTTTTCCTGATCCTGGAACTCCGCACATTACATATAAATCAGCCATTTAAATAATTCCTTTCTTTTTTAAATTACCTCTAAAAATTCTATAAGGTTCTTTTCTATTGCCTTCTTCATCAAAATTATGATACTGCATTTCCAATTCAAAATCATTTTTATTATAATCACTGTACATTGGACGAACTTCAGCGTGGTTCCATAATTTGCCACAATAGATGCAATACATTTTTTTCAAATGACCTGCTTCGCGGTAGTGACCAGCTTTACGACTGACTGGGACGCCCTCCCGCCCGCAATTACAACAAAACATTCTTGATATTGCAAAATCTTTATTCTGTTTTCCCATATAAAAAACACATCCTTTCTTTTATCTTTATTTTCTATATATATTATAACAAAAAATAATAAGAAAAACAAATAAAGATTATCTTTATTTGTTTTTCTTTTATTATTTACTGATGGTATTTAAGTAAATAGGTTGGTGATACACATTTAAATGAACGAACCCCATCAATAGAACGGAATACAATTCCTTCTCTAAGCTCTCCATCAATAACAGATTTTTTACTATCTACATAATTACGGAGTTCTTCAAGAGTGTCTGGAAGAATATAATTTACATCCACAATTGGGACACATGGAATCCCGCACTCTTTTTCCAGAAGTTCTTGCATCAGAATAGAATCCCATCTTCCCATTTTTGAATCAATAAAATTAAAAGCCATAAAATTATGTTCATTCATGTGATAACCGCGTTTTTGAATACCACTACCATATGTTTCCCCTTGGATCGTAATCCAATCACAATCTGGAAAATGATTATATAAAAGATTTTTCATCTTTTCATAGATATTATATTTTTCTGCCATTTCAGTATAGACATTAGTGTCATAAAAACATGCTTTATCTGGTTTATCAAAAACTACATTTCTTGAGCATATATAGAACTCTTCTTTATGAGGCCACTTTCCACGTTTTAATGTAAAGGTGGTACTGGTTCCATCA